TAATTAAGGTAACCGACAAAGGTAGTTTAAAAGTAACTACTAGAGAAGTCGAGAAGCTTAATGCTGCAGTAAATAAAACTAATGCTGCATCATCAGGCGCTGCCAAAGGAGCAAAGAACCTAGACCGTAATATGAAAGGTGCGGCTAAGATGTCTTCTAACGCCTCTAAGAATTTCTCTAAACAAGCCCAAGGTATGCAGGGCGTGCTGGTTCCTGCTTATGCAGAAGTCGCAGCCCGTGTATTTGCGCTAACTGCAGCATATACTGCTCTAAAGAACGCGGCAGACTATAGCACACTACTTAAGGGTCAAGAAGCGTACGCTAGAATGACCGGTAAACACATGGGCAGTATAGCTAGAGATATTCAGTCTGCATCTGGGCATATGTTGGATTTCCAACAAGCATCCCAGAGTGCTGCACTAGCTTCAACCGCCGGACTTACTACTAAACAAATAGCAGCTATGACTAAAGGAGCTAGAGCAGCTTCTGTAGCTCTAGGTAGAGATATGGCCGATGCAATGGATCGTTTAACACGTGGTATTGTGAAAGCAGAGCCTGAGATTTTGGACGAATTAGGTATAATTATACGCTTAGATACTGTATATAGAAAGTTTGCAGAGGATATAGGTAAAACTACAACAGAACTAACCGAGTTCGAGAAACTAACGGCAAGAACAAATGCAATTTTAGGTCAGACTACAGATAAATTTGGAGACATTGCAAAGACAGTTCCAGCCAACGGCTTTTTACAGCTTTCCGCAGCTGTATTTGACTTAGCTAAGGCCGGAGGAGCGTTACTATCCGATGTATTACAACCACTAACTAAGTGGCTAGCCGAGTCCCCTCTCCTGCTAGGCCTACTAATGGCTGTTATTACGAAAAACGTATTAGGAAAAGCTCTTCCAATGCTTGGTAAGTTTGGAGCAACTTTTTCTGACTTGCCAAATAAAATGGCTAGTTCGATGGATAAATTAAAAAAGAAGAGCGATGCCTTAGCAAAAAAGAGTGCAGTATTTAAAGATATGCTAGGTAAACCTAAGGATATGGAAAAAGATCTAAGGAATACTTTAAACAAATTGAATATAAAACCTAACTCAGCGTTAGCAGGAGCATTGGGAAAAAGTATTTCAGGTAAAGAATTCAGAGATGCTATAAAGAAATCTATAAGTGCGGCAGTAGGCGGAGCTAATGCTAAAATAACTAGAACAGGGGCTCCAGGTGGTATGTTCGGTACAGACGTAGGCGCTGTTAACATCTTACGAGATGCGTTTAATAAGTTCGACAAATCCTTGAAAGCCACTAATCAGTCTATGAGAGGACTAGTAGGTGTAGAATTCCTAAACTTTGTTAATAATGCTAAGAAGGGCTTCTTACATATGTCTAAGGGCGCTCTGGGAGCAACACAGAGATTCATGGACTTCAATAAAGAGCTATTTGAAGTAGCTTCCGGTACTGACACAGCAGCAGGAAGTATGATTGCGGCTTTTAAAATGATCCCTGCTATGGTAGGAAGTTCAGTAGCTAGTATAGTACGCAATTTTGGTGCTATGAAAGCAGACATGCAGTCATTAAAGTTTGGTTCTATGTCTATGACTAAAACAGTTGGTAGAACCTTTTTAAACATGGGTAGAATTATATCGACTAGTGTGGGAGCTAGTATAAAGGTTATTTCAGGACTTGCTACTATAGTAATGTCCAAACTTATAGCCTCTCTAAACTACTTGACTTTCGCAATAGGTGCCCTATCTATGCTAGGTATGTTAGGCAGCTGGTTATTGGGTCTAACAGACCACTTGGGAAAAGCCACAAAAGCTGCAGATGAGTTAGGAGATTCGTTAAGCAGTGTTAGTGATAGAATAGAGGCAGCTAGCCATATAAACTTTGATTTAATGGCGTCAAATCTAACTGATGCAATAAGGAACTCAGAGTTCGTTGCTGCAGTATCGGAAGAAATATCTAGAAGCTTAGAAAAAGCAATGTCTCAAATTAATATAGACTTAGCAATGGGCGAGGGACCTATGTTTCAACTAGTAGACAAAGCATATGATATATTTGGAATGGGGCTAGAAGATAAGTTAGGAGATGCTTTAGGATTAGCTATAAAGGCTATGTCTGATTTAAAAATAGACGTACCTGATAGTACTTTTGACAAAATATCAAAACTATTTAAAGAAGGACAAGGGTCTACTTCCACCTACGAGCAAGATAATGTATTAGAAAAAATAAGATTGGGTATAAAATTAACAGTATCTGATCTAGTAATACTACAAGAAGAGTTAGAAAATTCTGACAATGCAAAAGGCATGGCCGACGCATTAGGCATACTAACTAAAGCTCATACAGAGCACGGCAAGGCTGCAGCTGAGAGTGACGCTAACCTTAAATCTTTAAGAGAGACTCTGCAGAAGTACGAGAAGGATAGAAAGAGCTTAGTAAAAGGATTAGTAAAAGGTAGCATATTTCAAGATTTAGAAAAAGACTTCCAAGGACTAGTTAATCTCCTACAATCCAAGCAATCAGATTCTAACAAAGTGTTAACTTTAGAAAAGGCCGGTATTCTTCCAACAGATAATGGCGATGTAAAGAGTTACATGGAAAAATTAGAAGGACTAAGAACTGTAGAAGCAGCTCTAGCAAAAGCTAGAGAGAATCAGACAGAAGATAAGTCCTTAATATTCGTAAGAGACAATTTACTTGCTAGTGTAGATGCTGCAGGAAAAGACTTGTATGCCAAGCTAAAAGGTAGCGGAGACGAAGAGTCCCTATTAGCTAAGCTATTTGGGCAAAACCCTAAAGATGCAAATGCAGATGCCATATCGTTAGCAGGCAACATAGTTAAGATACAATCCTCTATACAAGACTATAGAAAATTAGGTAATGTATCTCTGAAGAAGCAAGGATCCTTAGAGGCAATAATTTTAAGACTACAGAGGGAGCAATTAGGAACCAAATTAAAGTTTTCTAAACCAGGGGAGCTTACTACTGAAGAGTACGAAAGTATTACAGACCAAATAGAGGCCCTTACTAAGAAAGCACATGAAGCTGGACGTAATTTTGGTAAGATATCTGAGCACACTCATGATATTAATGATACTGTTTATACATTAAGCGAACGACTAAAGAATCTTAAAATGGATGTATTGGGAGCAGGTTTTGAAGCAGATACCTGGTCACAGTTCGATCTAGAAGCAATGGTAGACTTAAATGCACTACAGCAAATAACAAAAGAGTTTAATAATTTAAAGAACTCTTTGAATGAAACTTTTTCAGAAACTCAAGCATTAGAGGGTGTAACAGATAGATTAAAACTAGCAGTAAACAAAGGACTTCTAGATGAGAAGACTTCTAAGAAAATGCTTAAAGCCTGGAGACTAATGTTTACTAAAGAAGGTAAACTTATTAGGAGCAGGAATAAAAGCATAACGGAAGAATATGCACTAATAGACGCAACTAGAGACATTAATGATGAAGAAACTCACTTAATAAACTTAAGAGAGACAATGACTAAGTGGGAGCTTAACATATCTGATGACATTCTAGATAATGAAAAAAAGAGAGTAAAGTATAGAGAGGCAATGCTTACACTTGCACAAGTAGAAGCAGAACTTTTTAAAGCAAAACAAGCTGAAAATATAGGCTGGTTAGCGGATGCTTTTGCTGGCATAGCAGATAGTTTTGCCGGTGCTATTAGTTCTGTAGTTTCAGACTACTTAATGAAGAAAGAGAATGATAACTGGCAGGAAGATTTAACACAGGGACTAGCAGATACCGTAGGTGACATGGTAGGAGGGTTTGCAAAGACAGCCGTATTCGGTAACGATGGCCTTTTAGCCGGAGTAGCTACAAAAATGTTTGATGCAGAGCAGAGTACTATAGATGCCTTGTTCCCTAGAACTCAAGTAGAGTTACTTACAGATCAATTATCTGTACTAAAAGATATTGCTGCCAATACTAGGGCAGAAGTCACAGGTAAGACTATTGAAGAGACTAAGACAGAGCTTAGAGCACAGGGATGGAGATTTAGAGACAATATTGCTAATCCAGTCATTGATCAGATTAAAGCGATCCAAGATAGCTCAAGTACTTCAGTAATCAGCCAAGATCCTGCACCAGTCGAAGCTGTTAAAAAAGCTATTGACTGGATACAGAAATTAAAGGATGATGGCTACCTAGTACAAGACAGTATAGATAATGACGAGGCAAAAGATATTTACTTTCAGCTTAAAGACCAGTCCTCTGCATTAAATAAAATATCCGATATATTAGCTACAAATAGATATAATATTACTCCTGAGCAGTTCATACAGGCTAGTAGTGCCGGTCCAGGTATTGGAGCAACACCTATAAAGGAACTAGACTTTGTTGCAGGTCAGATAGATCAAGGTATTTCTCCTTCAGTTACTAAAATATTAAAGGATATAGAACAGCAGGTAAAACAGTCGCAAGATTTCTTAGGCCATACAGCTGCCAAGACTTTAGAAGAGATACAGTGGTTAGTAGAAACTGAAATAGGCTCTCCATTGATGAATGCAGAGGTATCTTTAAGCGGATTTATGGAGTTCATAGACGGTAAAATGGGACCATTAGTAGATGGCCTAACTACAAAATTACTACCTATTTTAGATGACCTACCGGGTATGATTGCAGAGGTAACTAGCCTAATATCCGGAATTAATAAAGATATAAAAGACTTTAAAGCACCTTGGGATTTAAATCCATTTAGCTCTAACGGTTCTTTAAAAGGTATAGAAGATGCATTACTATCTAAGGTTGACCTATCACAAGCTGCTTTCACTAGTTCTAGTGTAGCAATGGCCGGCAGTACTGGTGGACCAGATTATAAAAACGAACGAATCTGGAACAATATTAGAAAAGACATGAAAGTTCAAGCAGAGGCTGCTAAGAAACTGAGACTTGACGCTATTAAGAACGCTACTAAACAAGGAGCCGAAGATCGTCATTTCGCGAGAGCATGGTGGGACAAGCATATTAAACCTTTCTTTAATAAAAATGGCGGCGGAGGAAGTGCTGGTGCGCACAAAAAAGGTCCTTTCTCTAACAAACCACCTTACACTGGCACGAAAAAAGTAGTAATTCATCAGGAGTCTACGGGCAGGTCCACGAAGGTACCTATTAAAGACCAGTACAGATCCGGCTGGAAGTCAGGGTTTAACCCAGGTGGTGCACCAGATAAGGACTTACTAAAAAGGTACGACTATCTACAAGAGAAGGGAGCTCGCAACGCAATACCAGGCTCAAGCAAAGTTATCAGCCAGCCAGTAGTTTCTCAGTTGGTGCCTATACTTAGTAGATTAAACGCACTTTTACTGATGCTCACGCCTAGCGAACTTGCGGATGGCACTCTTAAGGGTACTGGCTATAATAATGATACCAGTACTAATGTATTTGAACAGTTCAATGAGAACGGCGCCTTAAAAGTACTAGAGCAAGACCCAGAAGCGCAAAAAGGTAGCGATGTAATTAATGTTAGTAATCCAAACGGAGACTTTACTGCTGAAAAAGTTGGAAGCGACTTAAAGCAGACGCTAGCTAACAATCTTCATTCACAAATTATGAACGATAATGTTAACGCAAAGTCTATAATACAGGGTACTGTAGCTTCAGTTGGAAGCGACCTCTTAAGCTCGGGCCTAACAGCCATCATAGGTGGTATATTCGGTTTCGCTAACGGAGGAGTACTATCAGGAGGCTTTAGAGCATTCGCAAGCGGTGGTACTGTTACTAAACCTACACTAGGTTTAGTTGGAGAAGGTAAGTATAATGAAGCTGTAGTGCCTCTTCCCGATGGTAAATCTATACCAGTAATTGGTAACACGGGAGGAAGTACTGAAAATAACGTTACAGTTAATGTTACAGTAGATAGTAATGGAAATACTAACACAGAGACTCAAGGTGGAAGCAGTAAAGAAAATGCTAAACAGCTTGGATATATGGTTTCTCAAGCTGTACAGGCAGAACTAGTAGTACAGCAAAGACCTGGAGGATTGTTAAGTCAATATTAATTATGGCAAATTTTATAATAGATGTAGGTATAAGCCCCGATAGAGGACAAAAAATAGATGCACAACCTAGAGTACTAAAAGCTAGTTATGGTGACGGGTACGAGCAAAGGGTTCCTGAAGGTATCAACAATATACCAGAGAGTTGGAACCTAATTTGGAAGAATAGGACTCTTGCAGAATCTAATAAAATCATAAGTTTTTTAGAGACTACGAAAGGTTCTACTTCTTTCGACTGGTACCCTGAAGGATATCAGATTAAGAGTACTACAACGGGGTCGCAGGCAGATGAATTAATAGACTCTACCCAGTACTTCACAGACCTGTATAAAGGGGGTATGGTACTAGATAGTTCATTACAGACTGCCATAGTATTAAGCATTTCTAGTAGGTCTGTGTTGGTACTAGATAATAATATATTAGGTCTAAATGAGAATTATACTTTAACTCCGGGACTTAAAAAATATGTGTGTGATAAATGGAGTAACACTAACGTACTAAATGGAGTACAAAACGTAACCGCAACTTTTAGAAGGGTATTTGAGCCATGAGTGATAAAATTTCTAGTGATATTAATAAGTTTGAGCCTGGAGAGATAATTGAGTTATTTGAGCTTGACCTATCTACGGGCTTAGCACCAGTAACTATCCCTATCTTTAGATGGCACTCTGGTGCAAATGAAGAGCTTCAGGAGATAGTTTGGCAGGGTAATAAGTATTCTTCTTTCCCTATAGAAGCAGAGGGTTTTGAGTTCGCAGGAACAGGAGCCATTCCTAGACCTACTATAACAATAGCGAATATTACTTCTCTATTGTCAGGAGTTCTAAGTACTTACTCAGACTTAGTGGGCGCTAAAGTTACTAGAAAAAGAACTTTCGCTAAGTACCTAGATTCATACTGCTATGTTAGCGGGTACCCTGTCTCGGGGTACTGTACCGGGGAACCTGGAGCATTTTGTACAGATAGTTCTTATATTACTCAGCTTTCTTGTGAAACTGCAGGAGAAGTCTGGGAAGAGAGTTTAAGTGAAACGGACTGCAAAGATAAGTATAAGTATGGAGGGTATTGCCCAGGGGATACTTCTAAGCTTACTTCTACAGATTGCTTAAGTGCTGGACACTCATGGGATTATTTAGCAGGAACTTGGACGGACTATACATCTACTACTTGTGAAACGGCAGTAGGTAAATGGTACGATAATCCTATTGCAGATGATATGGCACATTTCCCAGATGAGATTTGGTACATAGATAGAAAAGCTATTGAGACAAACACTCACTTACAGTTTGAGTTAAGCGCAGCCCATGATATACATGGTATAAAACTGCCCTCTAGAACTGTAGTAGCTAATTCGTGTCATTGGAGATATAGAGGGCCAGAATGTGGGTATATAGGTACTCAGTACTTTGATATAGATAATGTTGCAGTAAGTAATATTGAAAATGATGTATGTGGAAAAACATTTAAATCTTGTGAAAAGAGATACCCAGAATCTGCACCTTTAATAGAAGGGGTTTGTGAAACTGCAGGAGGTACTTGGGACACGGGTCAGGGAGTGTGTTCTAAGTTAGGTAACTGCTCGGATGAGGATTATAGGTACCAGGAAGGGTGTGAGGGGTCAGGAAATACCTGGACTCCGGTAGATCATGATAAGACGTCATGTGAAGCAGCAACTGAAACTTGGACTAGTTATGCTCCTGAGTGTATAATAGGATCTGCTTCTGTATGTACAGCACTACAAGGCGTCTGGGATGTTAGCACTAGTGTATGTACTATAGGAGGAACACCCTTTGGAGGTTTCCCAGGAGCAGGTATCAATATGGGTACTATGCGATGAATGAAAAAGTATTAGAGGCTTTTAGACTACATGTTGAAAGCGAATACCCAAAAGAAGCGTGTGGCTTTATTATTGGTATAGGTAAGAAAGAAAGGTACTTCCCTGCAACTAATATTGCTGAAAAGCCTGAAGAGTTCTTCATCATAGACCCTATTAGTTACGCAGATGCAGAGGACGCAGGAGATATACTAGCTATATGCCATTCTCACCCTGATGCGGATTGTGTACCTTCCGAAGGGGATAAAGTTTCTTGTGAAGCTACTAGTAAGCCTTGGCATATTCTAAGCTGGCCCGGTAATAACTTATACAGCTGGGAGCCTTTAGGATACGAAGCTCCTATATTAGGCAGATCTTTTTCTTATGGAGTTTTAGATTGCTGTACTTTAGTTCGAGATTATTATAAAAAAGAATTAAATATTAAATTTAAATGTAATAGTGGTCAAGACGGCTGGTGGGATAAAGGTGAGAATAGATACTTAGAGAACTATAAAGAACAAGGTTTTATCCATATTAGAGATTCAAATGATATTAGAAAAAATGATATTTTTCTAATAAAATTAGTTTCACCGGTACCAAACCATGCCGCAATTTATATTGGAAATGATTTAATTTTACATCACGTACACGGTAGATTATCCAACAGAGAGATTTATGGAGGATATTGGAGAAAACATACCACGCACCATTTAAGGCACAAATCATTATGTTAAGAGAAGTAAAACTATATGGCGAATTAGCCGAGAAGTATGGAAAGAATTGGAAGTTTAATATAAATTCCCCTCAAGAAGCCATAAAGGCAATGTGCGCCAATAACCCTAGTTTCCGAGAGTTTTTAGCTAATTCAGAAGGTAGAGGTATCGGGTACAAGATAAAAGTAGGAAAGTCTTATATTAAAGGCTTAGATGAAGTAGGGCACCCATCAGGTAGACAAGAGATTAAAATCATACCTGTAGTACTAGGAGCAAAAGATAAAGGCTGGGGAATGGTAATATTAGGGATAATATTGCTTGGAGCAGTATTTATGGCAGGAGGAGGCTTCGGAGCTATGGAAATACTTGGTGCAGACGGAGTTATGTTCTTAGGAGAGGGGTTCGCCGGCTCGACTATGTCAATTGCAATGAAAATAGGAGCAGGACTACTACTTGGAGGTATAGCCTCTCTATTAGCTCCTACCCCTAAGGCGGAGGAGAAGGACCAACCCACTAACTATGGGTTTAGTGGACCTATAAACACTACTAAACAAGGAAACGCAGTACCTATAGCGTATGGACAACTATTAGTAGGTGGAGCAGTTATTAGTGCAGGAATTGTCGCAGAAGATTACGTACCGGATTAAGGAGATACTATGAGTGAGAAAGACTGGATAAGAGGTGCCGGTGGAAAAGGCGGAGGCGGAGCTGTAGATGACGATGACTCTCTATTTTCTATGTCAAAAGCAAAAATCGTTGATTTAATCTCAGAAGGCGAGATTAAAGGACTTTTAACAAACGATGCTGAGTCTATATTTATTAATGAGACACCTCTAGTAGACTCCTCTGGAGGGTATAACTTCGAAAGAGTTTCATGGGCTTCTAGGCATGGTGTGCAGACTCAACCTCATATACCTGGCTTTGCGGGAGCTGAGCAAGAAGTACCAGTAGGTGTAAAAATTAACAAGGAAAATCCTGGAGCTGTAATACGTACTGTAACCACTAGTAACACAGACGCACTACGAGTATTAGTATACACCCCTAGTTTATTTGATGCAGACAATGATAAAGGAGAGATGAAAGTAACTAGTGTCCAGTTTCAGGTATCTATTAAGTATGACCAGGGCAACTGGGAGCTAAAGAAAGATTTCACTTTCGATGGTAAAACGTCTTCTAGGTATGAGAAAAACTTTAGAATAGACTTATCTGGCACATTTAACAGTGTATCTATTAAAGTAGAAAGACTAACTAACGATCCCGCCAATTCTAAAGTTCAAAATAGTATATATTTTGGTAGCTATACTAAAATAATAGATAATAAGCTTACATACCCTAACAGCGCACTAATGGGCATTGAATTAGACGCTAGACAGTTCCAGAGCATACCTACTCGTGGGTACGAAATTAAAGGTGTTAAAGTGAAGGTGCCTACTAACTATACTCCGTATGATGCAGGACACTGTGATATAGCAGGTATTAGAAGGAAAGATCGATGTCTGACTGCAGGGGGAAATTGGATAGGCACTAGCGTCGGAGATACTTTATACAATGGTAGCTGGGATGGGGAGTTTACAGTTAAATGGACTTGTAACCCTGCTTGGATTATGTATGACCTATGCACTAATACTAGGTATGGCCTAGGAAACTGGCTAGACGAGAATCAACTTGATAAGTGGTCACTATACGAAATAGCTAAATACTGTGATGCTGTAGACTCATACGGTAAGTTTGAAGGATTAGAGGACGGTTGGGGATTTCAAGAAGCTAGATTTGCTTGTAATATATACTTACAAGGAGCTGAAGAGGCTTATAAAGTTTTAAATGATATTGCTTCTATATTTAGAGGTATGCTATATTGGCAACAGGGGCAGATATCTCCTGTGCAGGATGCCCCTAAAGACCCTACAATGAATTTTAGTCAAGCTAACGTTATAGATGGTAAGTTTACATATGAGGGTACTTCCGTTAAACAGAGACATAATGTTGCTCATGTTACTTGGAATAACCCATTAGACTATTATAGACAAAATGTAGAGTACGTAGAGGACTCAATAGGAATAACAGAATCAAATAATCAAATTAAATCTATAGACCTTAGAGCCGTGGGGTGTACGTCTCAATCGCAAGCCCGAAGAATGGGCAAATGGGTACTATACACCGAAAAGTTCGAAACTGAAGCAGTGTCTTTTAGTACTGGATTAGAAGGATCGGGGGTTAGACCTGGGGATATAATTAAGATTTCGGATGCTCATAAATCTGGGATTCGATATGGCGGAAGAGTAGCTAAGGGTAGTACTACTACAACTATTAATCTAGATTCCCCTACAAAAGTGATAAATGGTAAAGAATATAAAATATCTGTTATTAATACGACAGAGGAATGTTTAAAAAACGGTATAATTCAGCCTCTAACTCCTAAGTGTATTGACACAGATGGAACAGATTTAACTACTACTTATGGTACTCAAGCACTTTGTGAAGCACCTGGCACAGATAAAATTTGGCAAACAGATAAACAAGCGCTATGTATAAACGCTAGTAATGAGAACCAGTGGAAGCCTTATGTATGGGTGGAGACAAAATCCGTTGAAGGTATAAATTCGGATGCAGAAGTAACCTCAGTTACCTTAAATGGAAGTGAGCAATTCTCTATGATCCCGACGGCCCAGTACATGTGGATACTAGAAGAGATGGGCACAATAGAAGCGCAAGACTTTAGAGTATTAACAGTGAGAGAAACCAGTCAGAATATTGTAGAAATATCAGGACTTATGTATCACCCCAGTAAATACAATTATATAGATAAAGGGGATGACCTATCTATAAAATCTACTAGCAATCTACCAGATCCTTCCGCTCCAGTACCTGCTCCCACAGATCTAACTATAACGGAAGAACTATACGAAGACTCTAGAGGAATGTTCTTAAATAGAGCCACTTTTAGTTGGAGGCCTCCGATTACTCCTGGAACTAATAGTACCTATCCTTATATAGCTTCATACTATGTGGAATGGAAAATACGAACCTTAAGTGATTGGATACCTCTAGGAGAAACTACTAATAATAATATTACTATCAATGACGCTCCTCATGGTGCTGTGATTGAATTCAGAGTTAAGACAAGGAGAATCTACTAATGTTATACTCACCCTTTGTATCCGAATACGCCACTGTTTTAGGAAAAACAGCGAAGCCAGCTGACGTACTATCCAGCTCTATAACTATTGAAACTCTTACAGCTTCTGGTACTGTACTAATTAAGTGGGATGCTATAGCAGATATAGACTTCGAAGAGTACGTTGTAAGAATATCTTCTTCCAATAATTGGGCAGCAGGTAGTGAGATATTTAGAAGCTCTACTACGGAGTACTTGTACGCCCCTACTTCTATAGCTTCAGGTACCTACTACTTTTTAATTAAAGCTAGGGATACTACTAATAACTATTCTGAGAATGCAGGGTCTATGTCTTTTGCAATAGGTGTACCAAACACCCCTGTACTAACATATGCTCTAGACGGTGAAAATCTATCACTTACTTGGACAGACTGTACTAATCAATTTGCTGTTACTAAGTATGAAGTATTTACAGATGCTGCTGCTACCACAAAATTAACTATAGCAGGCAATACCTTAGAGGATGTGGGCACCTCTTTGGCTCTATCTTATAAGGTAGACTGGAAAGTAGTTGATAATCCTACTTTATACATAAAAGCAACCGATACGGCTTCTAATACGTCCATCAGTAGTGGTACCTATATAGGTATTCTGGCACCAGATACTGCGTCTACAGGCGGAGATGGACTTAATTTTTCGGAGTATTTATCCGCTAGTAGTGACTTTGATAATATTAACTATTTAATGTCTTGGAGGGTAACCCCTCCAGGTGCCAATCTACTACCTATTATAGGGTATGAGGTACGAAAGGGTCTTACTAACCAAGGATTTTCAGCAGGTACTACGGTTGATTTCTGTGATATTACAGAAAAAAGTGTGGTAGTTACCTGGGGTCCGGATAAAGGACAAGCTGTAAGAAGGTACTTTGTTGCCGCGAAGGACAGCGCAGGAAACTTTGGAATAGCAGCAGTACTAGATGTAGAAGTAGTTATACCAGGAACACCAAGTGCTACCTCCGTACTAGTAGGAGATATGCTAGAAGTTAATTGGGCTTTGCCCACAGGAGGATCTCTACCTGTAACAGGGTATGAGACCAGAGAAGTTGATAGTGGATGGGGTGTTGATGATGATACTAAGAAAGTAAGTACTACTGGAGGTTTTAAAGAAAAGGTTACTTGGACTGTAAATGCCTACCCTTCTGGAAAGCCTTTCTACATTAGAGCAAAAGATAGCGCGGGTAACTACAGTACAACAGAATCTTCTACATTTATTATAGCTAAGCCCACCAGCTCTCTTAATTTAGATAGTAAAAGTACCTTTGTAGATGGAAGCTTTAGATTGAGCTGGAATAATGCGAATGATACCAGAAATGCCAACCAACTACCTATTAGTAAATACAGAATTAATAAGTTCGAAGATTGGTCTGGAGAAGGGTACAGTAGTACAGTAAACTTAGACGAAGCAAATATACTATCCAAGGATATACCAGTTACCTGGGGCCCTAGCACTCCTTGGAGATTCTGGGTTGTACCAATAGACAGCGCTGGAAATGTATGTGATACTAGTACTGAAAATACGCAGTGGACCACAACAGCAAGTATTATAGTACTAGGAGCCCCTAATATGACTTATACCTTTTCGGGGGAGAATGTATTAGTAGACTGGAATACTCCTACTACGGGGTCATTACCTGTAAAATATTATGAAACTAGACTAGCGGATAGCAACTGGGGTGTAGATACTGGGGACAATGCAGGTACTATAGGTGATGCTACTAGATACATTGATAGAGTTACCTGGGGCGCTTCATATACTGAATCAGGAGTCTTATATGATACTGCTACTAGAGTAGCTTGTAGAACTTATTTTGTAAAAGCGTATGATGTAGCAGGTAACCCGGGACTAACGGGGTCTATAGATGTAGATATTGCTAGTCCTACAGAGGTACCGGTGACTGATATATCTAAAACTGTTATTGATAATAACGTTATTATTAAATGGCCTTCTGTAACCAATGGATCAGAAGTACCAGTTAAGCACTATGAAGTATTCAAGTGCCCTGCCCCAGGTTGTGAAGTAGGAGATTTAGCCAATGTCATCCCTACGGTTGAACTAGGCACAGCCTCCGCGTTCTTTGAAACAACTAAAGGTACTTATAGATACTGGGTTAAGGTAAGGGATACTGCAGATAATTTAAGCCAAGGTACTTCTATTGAGGCTTTTGTTAATCAGCCACCAGATTACGAGCTGCTAGATTCTTTGGACTTTGAGTTTGATTCTAGTAAGCTTATTGTTGCCCACTGTGAGGGATATAATTCTACAGTTGAATCTACTTGTGAAGCAAATGGCGGTATATGGAAGGAAGCTTCTTTCCATAGTAAGTCAAACATTTCAGTGTTAAAGGATGATATACCAGGCAGAGCAGTATTACCTGTTAATACTACAGAAACATGGGAAGGACACTTTGTATCTCAAGGAGCTCGTGCAGATGATGGGAATACTGTGCCTAGCGCAACCCCTGGAGATATATACCCCTTCCTTTTAGAGGATATAGACCACCTATACTTCTTAAGAGGTGATACAGCCAATGACGCAGTCTACTGGCAGAAATGGGACCTAGGAGGTCAAGTATCTGCAACCCAGCTTACTCTTACTAATAATATTTCTGGTATTGGAGGGTCTATAACGTCTACTCCTACCTTTTATTGGACAGACAGTGAGAGTCTGTATGAGAGTGAAAGTATAACATCTACTACTGGATGGGACGCAGGAATAGCAGGTGCTAGTGCAGCTGCTGCAACTAATCTAAGGTTTGTTAAAGTAAAAGTAGTATATAGCACTGATAGTGTTAATAAGCTCGGGGTTATTAATTCCCAGAATATTTTAGCAGACCTAAAGCTAATCTCAGAAAGTGGTAGTGATTCTATAACTACAGCTTCTACTGGCAAGGTAATAACCTTTGCAAAAGAATTTAGAGATATGAACTCTATAACAGTTTCTCCGAATACGGGTAGTACACCTACTTTCGCAGTATACGATTTCTTAGATAACCCCAACCCAACTAATTTTACAGTTTACCTATTCGATACAAGTGGTAATAAAACAACAGGATCTTTCTCTTGGAGTGCCCAAGGACTAGACGGAACAACAGGAGCATAATAAAATGGCAGCAAATTGGAACAACCCCACTAACGCAACTACATATACAGATGTACTATCACTTCTCAGAGAGAGGGATAGAGACATAGCGATGGGTTTCTCAGATGATACAGGGGCTACTTTAGGTAGTAACTTATCTACGGGAACTATTAAATTTAATAAGAACTTAAAAAAATGGCAAGTGTACAGTGGTACATCTTGGTCGGATTTAGAAACTAGGTACGACATTGACGTAGAAAAGTTAGATGGTCAAAGCAGTGCATACTATAGGAATGCAGGCAATATTAATGCAGGTACTATAGGTGATGCTAGGCTACCTGCTACCATTACTTCTAATATAACAGGATACGTAAAAGGTGATGTGCAGGCTACTGATGGTACTACGGTACTAGATTCTGGAACTACAGGTTCTAATGCTGTATTTACTGGCAGTGTAACAGGCAACGCTACCTCCGCAGGTAGCTCTGTATATTCTACTGGTGTTAGAAATACTAATGCTACCCCTGTACAGGTATTGACTGTAGGGTCCAATGCCACTGGTACTGATGCTACGTTCTCCGGCACGTCAGCTTTAGCTACTTCTATAACATGTACTTCTAATAATACTACTAATGAGACTGTATACCCCCTATTTGTAGACGGTTCTTCAGGTACTCAAGGTGCGGAGACGGACACAGGTTTCACATACAACCCAAACACCGGTAAGTTAAAGATGTCGGAGATGCAGGCTGACTATATTAATATTCAAGGCAATACTATATCGAGCACCAATTTTAATGGCAATATTAACTTAGTTCCTGCGGGGACCGGTGACGTAGTAATAGGAGATCTTAGTTTTGATGGTTCTGCTATTTGGAGTTCTGGTGCTTATGTTAATATTGTCGATAGCATGACTATCACAGGCGATCTCTACGTCGATAATGGAGACAACACTAAAGTAAGCGTAGTCTGTAATGATGCAGGAGTAGCCACACTTGAGGCGTTGGGAGGGAATCAAGGTACAGGTAGAGTGTATGTTGGTCAATCGAGTACACATGGAGGCGGTATTGAGTATAATGGAGACAACGTCCCTACTTCTACAGGTGCTGGAGCCGATTATATTGCACTCTATAGACGCTCTTCTAGTGTAGACGCATGGACTATGAGGAACTTTCATGACTCTAATAACTGGGAATTTAGAAACAATATACAAGTCAATGGTGCTATAAGTATAGATTCTACTACTGTAATTGAGAGTGATGCTAAGATTGACGCTAATAAGATTAAGAACGTACCATCAACCTGGTTAATAGGTGAAGGTACGGATACTACTTACTCTGCAGGAGATCAATTAGATCTAGTAGGAACTACATTTAATCTAGAAAAGGACCAAAGATTTGGTAGTACAGCAGACGTATACACTGGTAATGCGCATGATTTTATATTCTCAGATGCTTCGCACGGGCTAAGATTTTATACTGCAAATGCAGAAGAAATGCGCCTTGAAGACGACGGAGATTTACATGTAGATGGCAGCGTAATTGCAGGCTCAGCTACGGTATCTGACCGCAATCTTAAAACAGCTATCTCCACAGTAGAAGATGCACTAACTAAAGTTTCACAACTTAACGGAGTGGAGTTTACTCGTAAGGATAGTGGTAAAAGGTCTGCAGGTGTAATTGCACAGGACGTTGAAAAAGTATTACCACAAGCTGTAACTGAGCGAGCTCTTCCTCTACACGCTGATGGTGGAATTTTTAAAACTGTAGAATATGATGCTCTGCATTCACTATACATCGAAGCTATTAAAGAGCTTAAAGATATGGTGGAAAAACAGGCAATACAGATAAAAGAATTACAAGATACATAAAAAATTTAACTCTTGACTTTTGTGTTGGATTTTGATATAATAACATATAAAGGAAGGTCATTAAAATAATTTGGTGTATCCTTCCTAATCAGTTTGAAGCGCAAACGGCTAAGAGCCGTACGTGCAAGGTTTTTTAATAAGGAATTTATTATGGCAGCAGGCACATACAATCTAAGTATTGAGCAAGGTTCTTCTTGGGAACTCTTACTAGCCGTTGATGCTACTGCAGGTACTGACTTAAATTTAGATGGGTACTCTTTTGCTTCAAAACTAGCAAAATCTCATTATGATGACTACCCTATCGATATGACAGTTACTTTAGTCAACTCGGCGCAAGGTAAGTTTAAATTGTCCTTAACTTCAATACAAACTTCAGAGCTAGACCCTAGTTTTGAGTATATCTATGATGTAAATATTACCTCTAGTACAGGATTAGTAACTCGCCTTATACAAGGAAGAGCTTCTATTAGTGCAGGAGTTACTATATGAGTGTAGTAGTTTCTATTACAGAGACCACTGGCAATAACATTACAGTTACGTCAGATGAGGTTATTGTAACAACAAATTCTGTAGCTATTGGCGGGGCAGAAGATATATCTTTTACCCCCGTAGGTACTATTACAGCTACAAATATACAAGATGCATTGCATCAAATGGCGGACCAAAAGTTCGTACAATCCGCAGCACCTGCTGCAACCGATACAAATCTCCAGGAAGGGGATTTGTGGTATAACACAACCGATAATAAACTTATGGTTTATAGAGACACCACCTGGGAATCAATAATCCTAGATGCTCAACTATCGGAAAGTTCAGATACTTCCGAGTATCCTGATGTAACTTTAAATGGAGGTTACTTTTAAATGGCTAATTTACTAAAAATTAAACGCAGTACAACCACCGCCACTCCTACCAGTCTTGCTGAAGGAGAATTGGCGTACTCAGAAGTCTCGAAGAATTTATTCATCGGAACAAATGCTGGAGCTGATGTCACCGTAATTGGTGGACAGGAAGGCATCCAAGACGTAGCAGCAGCTGTTCTTACCGGTGGATCACACACAGGTATTAGTACTACTTATACAGATGGAGCAGCAGGAGCAGGAGTACTAGCACTTGCATTAACCGCTGACCCTGTAATTACTCTAGGTGGTGACTTAGGAGGTTCGGCAACTTTAACTAATCTTACTAGCGCTACGCTTACTGCTACTATTCAGAATGAAGCAGTACAGAAGGCAATGGTACATACAGATGTTATCACAGGACAGGTTGCATTAACTGCAAACCCTGACGGGGATAATGACTATGTACTAATATATGATAATGATGCTACTTCATTTAAGAAGATCGCAGCTAAATATCTTGGTGCTAATAAGCTCGCTGAAATGGACAATGTCGGGTCTGATACAGCTACAGCTGGCAATCTATTAATTGCTGACGGATCTAACTGGCAGACAATTACTATGTCTGGTGACGTTCTTATTAGTTCTACTGGTGTTGCAACTATTCAAGCCAATTCTGTAGCCTTAGGCACAGACACTACTGGTAGTTACGTTAAACAAGGTGCTACTTCAGGTACTGGACTTTCTGGTTCAGTAAATGCTGAAAGTGGAACGTTTACAGTAACATCAGATGCTACTAACGCCAATACTGCAGGTACTATTGTAGCTAGAGATGCTTCAGGCGACTTTAGTGCAGGAACTGTATCAGCCGCTTTAACGGGTGATGTAACTGGCGATGTAACTGGTGACTTAACAGGTGATGTAACAGGTGATGTAACCGGAGATTTGACAGGTTCAGTATTAACAGCTGCTCAAACAGCGATTACTTCAGTAGGTACGTTAACAAGTTTAGCAGTATCAGGAGCTACTACAGTAGGCGGTAACTTAAGTGTAACGGGTGATCTACAAGTAGATGGTACTCTTACTTCTATTAACTCTACTACAGTAACTGTAGATGATAAAAATATTGAATTAGGCTCAACGGCTTCTCCTTCAGATGCAACTGCAAACGGTGGTGGTATTACTCTTAAAGGTGCTACAGATAAGTCAATTATTTGGGATAGTGCAAACGATAACTGGACCCTAAGTGAGGATACAAACGTTCCTTCAGGTAAAGTATATAGAATTGCTAACGCTTCGGTACTATCAGCAGGTACATTAGGTTCTGGAGTTACAACTTCTAGCTTGACTACTGTTGGTACAATTGGTACTGGTGTATGGCAAGGTAGTACAATTGGTGTAGGCTACGGTGGCACAGGTCTTTCTAGCTTTGCAGCTGGTGATATCATGTACGCTTCTGGTTCTACAGCGATCTCTAAGCTTGCTAAAGGTACTGCTGGTCAGATGTTACAGATGAACTCTGGAGCTTCAGCTCCTGTTTGGACAAACACAATTGATGGCGGAACATTCTAAATCAAACCACAGGGCTCTATATAGAGCCCTAGTCTTTGCTTACATAGCAATTTTATAAGGCGGAACTATGTCAGACCATAAAATTAA